ATGCCCTTGCTAATATTGTTATATTTATAATCTTGCAACCTGCGTTAATTTTAATATTTCTTTTCTTGTGGTTAAGGTTAAGGAATAAAGTTAAGCATATATGAATAATGCTGTCTTAAAAAAGATACAACAATTACCTAAAGCTTATCAAGAACAGTTCGCTAGTATGATTAACGAACTCGCTGAAGTTAGTCGTGCTGAAAAAGCTCAAGCTAACTTCATGCCTTTCATTAACGAGATGTGGGCAGCGTTTATTCATGGTAAACACCACGAAGTAATGGCTGAAGCATTCGAGAGAGTCGCTAAAGGTGAGTTAAAGCGTTTAATCATTAACATGCCACCTCGTCATACCAAATCAGAGTTCGCTTCTTATTTGTTACCTGCTTGGTTTCTAGGTAAGTATCCTGATAAGAAGATTATTCAGACTGCTCACACCGCAGAACTGGCTGTTGGCTTTGGTAGGAAGGTTAGGAACTTAGTTGGCAGTAAAGATTTTAAATCTGTGTTCCCAGATGTTAGCTTGCAATCAGATAGTAAAGCTGCGGGAAGGTGGAATACCAATAAAGGTGGTGAGTATTTTGCTATCGGTGTTGGTGGTGCAGTAACTGGTAAAGGTGCTGACCTACTTATAATAGATGATCCTCACTCAGAGCAAGAAGGTGCGAGTGCGGATATCAATGTATTCAATCGTACCTATGAATGGTACACCTCTGGTCCTCGTCAGCGTTTACAGCCTAATGGTTCAATCGTTATGGTAATGACACGCTGGCATAATAAAGATTTAACAGGTCGTGTTGTAGATGCCAGCATAAAACGTGGTGGTGCAGACGAATGGGAAGTAATAGAGCTACCCGCTATCATGCCTTCAGGCAAGCCTTTATGGGCTGAGTTTTGGAAATTAGAAGAGTTAGAAGCTCTTAGATCAGAACTGCCTAATAGTAAATGGATGGCACAATACCAACAAGACCCTACTTCAGAAGAAGGTGCGTTAGTTAAAAGAGAATGGTGGAAGTCTTGGGAAGGCAGGAATCCTCCAGATTGTGAGTTTATTATTCAATCATGGGATACGGCATTCTTAAAAACACAAAGAGCCGATTACTCTGCTTGCACTACTTGGGGAGTTTTCTATAGAGAAGATAAAGAGGAAGGGCATTTAGCTCCTAATTTAATTCTATTAGATGCTTACAAAGAAAGGCTAGAGTTTCCTGATCTTAAAAGAAGAGCAATGGAAAAGTATCAAGAATATAAACCTGATGCATGTATTGTTGAAGCAAAAGCAGCGGGTACACCTTTAATATTTGAATTAAGAGCGATGGGTATTCCAGTACAAGAATACACACCAAGTCGCGGAAATGATAAAATATCAAGAGTCAATGCAGTATCAGATTTATTTGCTTCTGGTATAGTGTGGTCACCAGCAACTCGATGGGCTGAAGAAGTTATTGAGGAATTTGCTGGATTTCCTAACATGGAACATGACGATTTAGTTGATAGCACTACGCAAGCTCTGTTAAGATTTAGACAAGGTGGCTTTGTTCCTCTTCATACTGATGAAGAAGATGAGCCTTTAGAACATAACAGGATAGCAGCATATTACTAATGAAAATATTTCAAACATCGTTTTATTCAAAAGAAGGCAAAGAATATGCAGGACCAGACATTCATGCCGAATCAACTGAAAAAGCAAAAAGTACAGCTAAGTTAAATCATTTGGTTTTGCGTGGAGAGTTAACTAATGTTCAAGAACTATGTCAAGATTTTGAAGAAGAGCTTCAAGAAATTATAGATAATCTATATATTTCAGAAACTGATAATCGAGTATTACACTAGGATAATATTTTATGGCAATTGAAAGAATGACTGCTACACCTATTGAGGGAACAGTAGAGCAAGAACCAGAAGAAGAACTTTCAATAGCAATTGAAAATCCTGAATCTGTTTCAATAGAAACAGAAGATGGTGGCATGATTATTGATTTTGATCCTAATGCAAGCCAAGTTGATGAATCTAATTTTGATTCTAATCTTGCAGATATTTTAAATGAAAATGATTTAAATGCTTTAGGTAAAGATTTAATTGATTCCTATACAGGTGACAAAGAATCTAGATCAGACTGGGAAGAAACTTATACACAAGGTTTAGATCAATTAGGTTTGAAGTTTGAAGATCGAACTACCCCGTGGGCTGGTGCTTGTGGTGTATTTCATCCGATGATGAGTGAAGCTGTTATTCGTTTTCAATCTCAAGCAATATCAGAAATGTTTCCAGCACAAGGTCCAGTTAGGACTAAGATTGTTGGCAAGAATACTGAAGAAAAAACTAAACAAGCTGGCAGAGTTCAAGATTATCTTAACTACTTGCTAACACATGAAATGACAGAGTATCGCTCTGAAACAGAAAAGATGTTATTTTCTTTGCCATTAGCGGGTTCTGCATTTAGAAAAGTATACTTTGATCCTAACTTAGATAGACCTTGTTCACTTTTTGTACCAGCAGAAGATGTAGTAGTAAATTACGGTGCAAGTGATTTAGAAACTTGTGAACGTGCTACGCATGTAATGAAGAAATCATCTAATGATGTACGAAAAATGCAAGTTAGTGGTTTCTATCGTGACATTGATCTACCTGATGCATCGCCTAGTTCTAGTGATGTAGCTAAAAAATACGATGAAATGACAGGTGAAACAGACACTTATAACCTAGATAATCGTCATATCTTATTAGAAATGCAGGTAAATTTAGACTTAGAAGGATTTGAAGATGTTGGAGAATCAGGTGAACCAACAGGTATAGCATTACCTTATGTAGTTACTTTGGATTTTCCTAGTGGCATTGTATTAAGTATTCGTAGAAATTATTATGAAGATGATGTTAAAAAACTAAGACGTATGCACTTTGTTCATTACCAGTATTTGCCGGGATTAGGTTTTTATGGTTTTGGTTTAGTACACATGATAGGTGGATTAGCCAAATCTGCTACTAGCTTATTAAGACAGTTAGTAGATGCAGGAACTTTATCTAATTTGCCGGGCGGTTTAAAAGCCAGAGGGCTTAGAATTAAAGGTGATGACACCCCTATAATGCCGGGCGAGTTTAGAGATGTAGATATTCCGGGCGGGGCTATTAGAGATAATATTACTTTCTTACCTTACAAAGAACCATCAGCTACTTTATATTCTTTATTGCAAAATATCGTAGAAGAAGGCAGACGTTTTGCAAGTGTATCGGATATGAAGATATCTGATATGAATGGGCAAGCTCCTGTTGGTACAACACTTGCATTGCTTGAAAGAAACATGAAAGTAATGAGTGCAGTACAAGCTAGACTTCATGCTTCTATGCGTAAAGAATTTAATATACTAGTTAATATTGTTAAAGACTTTACCGACCCATCTTATCCATATGAAATGGATGACGAAGAATTTATTAAAGCAGAAGATTTTGATAATAGAATAGATGTTCTACCAGTATCTGATCCTAATGCTGCAACAATGGCACAACGTATTATGCAATATCAAGCTGCTATGCAATTAGCGCAGTCAGCACCTCAGATGTATAACCTTCCTGAATTGCACAGACAGATGCTAGAAGTTTTAGGCATTAGAAATGTAGAAGATATAGTACCAACTGAAGATGATATTAAGTCAGTTGATCCTGTTACTGCGGTACAAAATATAATTAATGGTAAGCCTGTCAAAGCATTCGTCACTCAAGATCATCAGGCACATATACAAACAGTAACTTCAGCACAACAGAATCCTGAGATTATGCAATTAGTTCAAGCTTCGCCAACTGCTCCAGCAATTATGGCAGCAGCATCAGCCTATATTAATGAGCATTTAACAATGAAGTATAGAAAAGAAGTTGAAATGGAAATGGGTATAGAACTACCACCAGAAGGTGAACCTATTCCTGCTGATATAGAAAAACGTATTTCTGAGTTAGTTGCTGAAGCAGCCAGAAGAGTAACAGCAACTTCACAAGCGCAAGCAGAACAGCAACGTATACAAGAGCAACAAAAAGACCCATTGATACAAATGAAAGAAAAAGAAGTTGCTATTAAAGAAGCTGAAGTGCAACGTAAAACTCAAGAAGGACAAGCTAAAATAATGTTAGATGCTTCTAAGGCTAAAGCAAATAAAGACTTAGAAGAAAAACGTATTACTTCTCAAGAAGAAGTAGCGGGTATGCAAGTAGGACAGCGTATTGCAAGCGATCTGCTTGCAAATCAACAATTAGATAAAAAAGCAGACCGTGAAGATTATATAAAAGGTGTTGACATTGGAATTGATTTAGCTAAAGATATCAATAACAATGGTAAATGATATCACAGAGCAATCACTTTCAGTTTTTTTAAAAAAAAGACTAAGAGAAGCAATGAACCAACATGCTGATCATATATCAACTGGTGCATGTAAAGATTATAGCGATTATCAAAAAATGGCTGGCGTTATCGAGGGATTAGCCCTTGCAGAAAGAGAAGTATTAGACTGGACTGAAAAACATTTAAAATAAGGACTCGACCCTTAGTCGTGCAAAAATATGGCAAAAGTAAAACAAATACCTAAAGAAAAACCACCTATAGAGCTAGATACTAAAAGTCAATTACCTGAACCGAAAGGTTGGAAGTTGTTAATTGCTATGCCACAAGCTAAAGAAAAAACTGATGGCGGTATTATTAAAGCAGCACAAACAAGAGATATTGAAGAAACTTCAAATATTTGTGGTTATGTATTAAAAATAGGTCCTGATGCTTATAGAGATTCTAAAAGATTTCCAAGTGGAGCTTGGTGCAAGAAAGGAGATTGGGTAGTATTCCGAGCTTATTCTGGCACTCGTATAAAAATGTACGATCAAGAGTTTCGCTTAATTAATGACGATACTGTGGAAGCAGTCGTTGATGATCCTACAGGAGTAGTTAGAGCATGAGTGAGTTAGAAGAACAAGAAGTCCAATCACAATCTCAAGAAGGTAAATTTTTTGGTGTAAAAACAGAAATCAATACATCTAAACCTGATTTAGAGGTTGAAATTGTTGATGATACTCCTGAAGAAGATCGTAGACCAAAAAAAACAGAATCAACAGAACCTGCTGATGATGATACTTTAGATCAAGAAATTTCAGATTATAGTAAACGTGCTGGTGATCGTATTAATAAAATTAAATACGAATTTCATGAAGAGCGTAGAGCTAAAGAAGCAATAGAAAGAGAAAATCACGAAGCTGTACATCGCTTAAAAACCATGATGTCTGAAAATGAAAGACTTCAAGCAATGGTTAGTCAAGGCGGAGAAGCTCTTAATAAACAAGCACTTAACAATGCTCAATGGGCAAAACATAATGCTCAATCACAATTTAAATCAGCTTATGATGAAGGTGATGCAGATAAAATGGCTCAAGCTCAAGAGTTGCTTGCTAAAGCTACTTATGCAGAACAACAGTCATCTGGTTATGCAGCTTCATTACAACAAAATGTAGATCAAAATTTACCTAAAGAGCAACCAGTACCAGAACAAATACCTCGTACTATGGATGCTGATATGAAGGAATGGTCTAATAAAAATTCATGGTTTATGAATAATACAAATTCAGATCATCAAGTAATGACAGCATATGCTATGTTTTTAGATCAAAACCTTAAAACAAAAGGTGTTGATCCTGCAACAAAATCTAAAGAATATTATAGTGAAATTGATAAAAATATGAAAAATCAATTTCCTGAATTTTTTGGTGTACAAAGCTCTACAGAAGAATCAGTAGAATATGCACCAAAACGACAACCAGCAAATGTTGTCGCACCCGCTTCGAGGAATAGTGGGAAAAAACCTCGCTCAATACGTCTGACTCAGAGTCAAGTTGCCATCGCTAGGAAGCTTGGAATAACTCCAGAATCATACGCAAATCAACTCATACGGGAGAGTTAAAATGTCAAAAGAAAACAATAAAGTAAATAATACACAAACAATTTCTAATGATGATCCTGCAAAACAAGAGCGTAACCCTAGAGGTGTTGATAGCCGAGAAGCTACACAAAGAATACAAAGTTGGGATAACCCATCAAATCTACCAAGCCCTGAACC